AGAGGCGCAACGCCGGCGCTTTCAACAAGAGATTTAAATGCGTTCTCACGACGAGTATCGTAAGCAGAAACAGCGGTTTCAACAGCAGCTTTGATAACAGAAAAAGTTAATTTAGACATAATATACACTCCGAAAATTAGGATTTAAGTTCAATTTATAGATTCTATTATACTATGTTTTTTGTAAAAGTAAAGCTTTTTTTTATCTTTTTTTAAAAATAATTTACATTGCGTCAAGGTGTAAATTCATACTCATTATAAAGTCTCCAATTAAATTAATTCAACAAGGTCTTCATCTGCTTCTATTGTTGCTGTAATGCTATGTCCAGATTCCAGATAGGTATCGCCTACATTATTAACATCACCAAAAATATAATTGGTTCCATTTTGAACGCGCTTAACTGTAATGATATTTTTACCATCTCTGGTTCGATATGATTTATTTGTTTGCAGTTTCATTATCTTTCAACCCGTAATGTTCTTTAATAGCAGCATCAACATTTTTTGCCACAGTTCTACCGGCTTCATAATTGACTTCATCTTCAATATAATATAGAACATCCTCTATAACCAGTTTTACAAGTTTAGCCATTTGTTCTCCAAATTCTTCATTTTCATCAACTAAGGATTCGTCCCATCTTTTAATCAATTTTTCAATTTCAGTTTTCATCATTTACTCCGTTATAACCCTAACAATTTTCGTTCTTCTAACGTTAATCTTGAAATTAATTCTTCTCGTTTTTGTTCTTTAAGTTTTGGGTCGTATTCATCAAATGATTCATAAACATTCCATAATTTTGAAATTGTAACTGTCTTAACGTCTCGATAACCTTTTTGTAATGCGGCACACTTCATCGCATCCTCATAATTTACAAAATATGCTACATGATTGTTAGTATATCCATCAGTTTCAGTTACTTCATTTGCTGTAAATTGAACATTGTAAGTTTTCATCATTTACTCCAATTTATAATAGTTTCTCAACGCGACTAACTTCATAAATTTCAATAGTTTCTATTGTATGGAAACCATATTCTGTTACAGGAAGAAAATCCCAAAATATATCAAGAACTTCTTCGTCTTCTTCAGCCGTTTCTTGGTTTACATATACATCATATGCATGTTCGCCATCATCGCAATTTTCGTTATAATTGAAATTATGATAGCTTGAATTAGATTTAATCTTTTGAATTAAAGGCATTATAATCGCTAATGTTTCATCGCTGATTGCAGTAAACTTACTTGCATAATCACCATCATTCATATCTACTTTTACTAAAATATAATTTGCCATTTTATTTCTCACATCCAGGATATTTACAAAATAGGTTATGTAATGGACAAACGCCATTTACTTTTTCAGCACACTGTTTTCGCGCATCAGGTTGTTTTCTGCGTCGCGGGTAATTAATTCCCCACGTGTTAATAAATTCTATTGCGTCTTCATCACTTTGGCAATATACATAACCCATATTGCCCCATTCTCTGGTAGCACTTTCCTCGCACCATAATTCTAATTCATCTCTTTGGTTGCCGCCATAATATGTCATTTCAAAACAATATTTGAATCTGTTTTTATCCGGATTATATGGAAGCATACATTTGATTGTAGTTCTAGGTAATGGTTTGGCTATTTCACTATCATAATCAGTTATCATGTTGTTTAGCTCTAATTTATTTTAAATCAAACCGGTTTCTAATTCTTTTCGCGCATTCATCCACAATAAATCCATCCGCTGTACCGTAATGTTCAGTTTCTGTTGCAGACAAACATTGACTAATACATTCTTGAATAATCAACTTGGCAAACCTATCTATTATCTCTTGCGGTATACATGGTGTAGAATCTTCTGATATATCCCAGTTTTGTTTATATTCAGTAACCGATTGCTGTAATAATTCCAATACTTTATTATTCATCGTTCAACTCCAAAATGTTTAGATATAATTTCACTGCTGATTTTTAATGCTGTATCATCGAGAAAACGATCGTAATAATCTAAGTCGTCATATGAGTCAAAGGAATCGCTTGCGCTCATTGTTTTATCGCCCTCATTACAATTTTCTTTTTTAAGTTTGTATATTTGACATTCCAGCTGTTTAACATAAACATATATTGAATGCGGCACTTTAAAATGCTCTGATAATTTAGTTTCTATATTCGTACAACATATAAAATATGAGAATGCCATCAGTTTACTCCAAAGTGTTCTTTAACGTACCTAATAATCTCCGTTGGTTCTTCTGGATGAATTCTGTAGATGGGATTTTTCCATCCATTTTGTAATATAACCGTACAGCATTCTTGGATAATCGATTCAGCATACTTTTCAACGTCCCGAGTCAAGTTAGAAGTATTCCATCCGTCATCATCAAGTAATTTAACTTGGTATGCAATTTCTTTAATTTTATCTTTCATAATTCTTTCTCCCTATAGTTTAGCAAGAGCATTTAATACTCTTTTTGAACCACCAGATTTATTCATAACAAATAAACCTTTAGACATCGCAGATACGGCACCAATACCGCCGCCGTCAGTTCCCCAAATGCTACCAGGAGAGGTTTGTGGCAATAAACCAAGAATAGAGTAGTATTCCATATCAGCGGTTACAAATTCTTCTCTGCCGCTAATAGGTTTTTTGATGGTCAAAATAGAACCGCGAACTTCAACAGTCCAGCCTAAACGAACAGCGGTTTCTTTAATAGAAAGGGCAACTTCTTTACTCATCTTACACACTCCAAATAATTTAATTACGGTTTAACTTCATTACGATCTATTATACTATGTTTTTAACAAAAGTAAAGCTTTATTTTAAATTATTTTTGCTTAGACTGTTATAAACAATTGTCGCTTCTTTTTTAGATTCAGCAAAAGATTTTATTCCTCTAGTATCAGAGTAGCACCAAATTTCAAACTCTTTTTTAGACCAGCCATATTGACGCATTTTGTATTTTTCTAATGCTAGCGCCGCACGTTCAATTACATCATCCTTTTCCATTAGGCTTACTCCACTTCTTTAGTAACAGCGATTACATATTCATGGTCGCGACTAGAAGAGTTAATTGCCACGCTCACGCTACCCACTAACTTCCACCCATCGTTTAAGTGTCTGGTGACCGCGAGGTCAAACATTTCGAGATCATATTTAGTGATAGTTTTAAATTTAATCATTTTTCATCTCCGGTTTATCATTAAGGTTTAACTTCATTACGATCTATTATACTATAATTTATAAAAAAGTAAAGCTTTTTTTAATTATTTTTAAATTTATTTTAGGCACAAAAAAGCCGCTCTACCAATTAAGATAGAGCGGCTTTTTGTTGTATGATTTGTGTTATTTATTATTGAATTTATCAGCTAAATTTTTCAATCTAAGTTCACCATCTTCTTTGCTGATTTTGCCTGTATTTACGGCATTTTTTATGCCCCAAGATTTAACTATAGCGCCGGTTGCTGAATTTTGAAATTCTTTATGTGCTTTTTCTTTAGCCAATGTTTCTTTTTCTTTTCTTTGTTCATCTGCAGTTTTTCCAAATTTATCACCTACAGTTTCAACTCCAAGTTGTTTAGCCAACGTTTCCGTCATACCTACAACCATACCATTTTTGATGGTAATTTTATTAGCATCAACTCTTGATTCCTTAGGGAATTTTGGGTGGTCAATAGAATAATCACCCCAATCTGGGTCTTTTGTTGCTTTTAACGGCGTTACTATTTGTACATTTCCCTGTTTCAATTTAACGGGTTTGACTTGTTCATTTAAATGTCCAGTGAATTCTTTATAACTTAACATATATTCCTCCATAAAATATTATTTAAAACAAAAAAAGCCGCTCTACCAATTAAGATAGAGCGGCTTAACTAATCTTTAAAAGGATTATCCGGCGGCGGCAATTCTAGCAAAATATGCCATTACGTCTTCATCGTCATCGTCAGACTTTGAAGCCGCAACAGGCGCTGGAGCTGACGCAGTCATATAAGATGAAGCAGATTCAACCTTAACCGGCGCTTCAGCGTAAGAATTAGTCATAGAGTTCGCGTTAGGTACAGCTGGCGAATCAGGATTAATAACTGAATTTAATTTTCTAGATAATTCTTCATAAGTTTTAAAGTTAGAAGGCGCTAAAAAGTCATTCAGCTGATATTGTGCATTTACAGCAGCAACAAGTTTGGCTTCGTCACCACCGAATAATTCGGATGGTTCAGCAAAAACTGATTGGTCATAATTAGGATAACCTTCAACGGTACGGATACGCAATTTAAAATTAGCGCCTTCCCATAAATCAAACACATTCACTGGTTTATCATCAGCAAAGGTTGGTTTTGCTTTATCCATAATTTTGTCAAAAATCTTTTTACCAAATTTAAAGATAAACACTTTGCCGTTATTAGCAGGATTCGCTGGATCGTCAAGAACTACGATATTTGCAAAGTATTGTAGGCGGCGTTTTCTAGCACGCGCCAAATCTTTATCCTTTTCATTACCGGTATTCCATAATGCAGAATTAGCAATAGAAACGGGATCTTCCTGACCAATAGTGGTTAATGAATTTTCAATAAACCATTTACCGGTTGGTCCTTGAAAACCATGATTATAGATTTTCACCCAAGGTAAATCATCACCCTCTTTTTTAGGTAAAAAACGAATAACAGCTGAACCGTTGCCAGCTTTATCACGAGTCAACTTCCAGTAACGTTCATCATCACTATTGTTAGTTTGTGGATTAACGATTTTTTCCATTTCAGCGGTAATAGCGCCGAAGTCAGCATTACGCATTTTTCTTAAAGATTCGATATTGATTGTCATATTATTTCCTTTATTTACGATAGATTACGATGTATTTACGATTAGTCAACTGCCCTAACTTTCATATTATACGTTAATACACTATGAAAGTAAACTTGATTGTCGATAAACATTTTTCAGTTTATCTAAATCATATTCAACGAATCCGGACAGTTTTTTGATTCGAAGAAATTCTTTTTGAAACATTGGATATTCGATATCCAAAAACCCAAACATTTTATTTAATATGTTCATGGTTTCAATAGTAATAAAGCCGCCCATAAACATTCTGAACGTTAATGGTATTTCACCATCTTTAAATTCAAACAGGTTTGTTTCACCTTTATCTAGTTCCCATTCAATTTTAGCAAGATCGTCTTTAAAGACGTTAGTCAAGCTTTGTTTACGTTTTAGAAAAAGTAGGTAATTATCAACGCACCCATCATCAATAGCATAAATAAAATTAGGATACCCATAAGCAATATTAGCCGCCGTGAACTGGATAACTTCCATGTCAGATTTAAAGTATTTGCTAACAGCTTCAAACAATTTATAATCCTTTCTGCTCAAATATGCCGAATAGCTTGTTTTTGTTTTACCCTTATTAGCAAACACATCATAATTATTTGACGTGAAATGTAGCTTTATAGAACTGTAATATTGATAAATCTGATACCCGTTCATTATACGTCCAGAGTAGCAACTTTAGGCAACATACCGTTTGCGACAAATTCGTTTTCTAGTTTACCCCGAATAGAGCGATTAAGCATAGGCACAACATCTACTACATCAAGATAATGCTCTTCGCAATATTCGAGGATAATATCTAGCACAGGTTTTTTAGTTACAGCTGATTCAGTTTCAATAAAAATTGAGAATTCATTAGATGTTTTAAACATAAGTTCTCCATTACAAAAAATACAATTATAACTTATTTTAGTCTAAAAGTAAAGCGTCACGCCCGTTCTCTATAAAACCCATGTTGCCCGACTTTAGTCACTAAGGCAATTCTCATTTGTTTGACGTATTTAAGTTCGTTATCTTTAAAGAAAAACAACGAGCCTTTTGATACATCTCTAAGTTCATGATTATAAATCATTCTGGCTAGGTAATAACTGTCAAATCTTTCTTTTCCCGTTTTAGGGATAGGCGGTAAATTCATACATGCCCATGAGAATTGACAAATTAGCCTTCCATGTTTATGTCCCTTTTGGTGAACCACTTCACATACAGTTTTTGGAAAGGATTTATGACGTAACCGGTTCATTACCACTTGACCGACTAGGACTTTACCTACCAATGGTTCGGAACGAGATTCTCTAAAGATCGCGTCCCCCAAGCAATTGATTTCTGATTCAAGAAATTTACTTTCTTCATGTTTAGCGTAGACTGCTGTAGTTGACGATAACACAATTGCTGCTGATAATATTAGTTTTAACACAATTATTTTTCCTATTAGTTCAGAGTAAGCCGTACAACAATTAAGCTTACTCTTTACCCAAATCAGTATATAATGTTCTTACTGGTAATTTGGATTTGGTTATTTTCTCATTGACCAGTTGCTTTCCTAAAATCATCCCGACATTGTTTAGCGGATAACAACCAATTTTTAACAGGTTCCACGAATACTTGTGGATTCTCATCATCAACCGATATTAAAATAACAATTTGGTTTGCCGATAAGCCTGTTCTTTCTCTAAATGCTAAACTGTAAAAAGCCGCTTGTTGAAAATAGTTTGTGATCCATTCTTTACGTTTCAATTTCCCTGACGTTTTAAAATCAATTACTGATAAGACGCCATTATAGTCTGCTATACAATCAGCAGTACCCGCTACCTCTAACAAATCAGAATATAATCTGAGTTCATTACCGTGAATATTATCAATAGAATCTAGTAGAGGTTTCATAGATCTCCATGAATCTAAATCAAAATCTGACGGCGTTATCTCTTTATTGTTGAGATAGTCCTCACATAAAGAATGGATTCGTGTGCCCCGATTAGAAGCACGTGCGGATATTTTATCAGCTTCAGCATGTCCTACCTTATTCCTCCATTCGTTAATAGCACCCTTGGAAGCATGAGATGTCACCGAAGTCACTGAAGGATAACGTTTACCCTCCGGTGTTTGGTACCATCTTGAGCCGTTAACGTTAACCCGTGTCAACTGCGTTATTTCAGGATGTGCTATATGTGTTTTCAATTTAACCTACTTTTGTCAAAAACTGCTTCAAAATTAACTGTCTTAATATCAATGACAGAATAAATAACGATTTCAGTTGCGATATCTTTAATATGAGAAAATGTCAAATAAAGTTTTCGTAAGGCGTTAATCAATGCGTCTTCATCTTCAGATAAAAACTCTTCATTGCCTTGATACGTTATCTTATCATTTTTCATAATTTCTTGAATAACAAAATCCTTATCACAACCAGGAATATCATTATTATAATATATTGACATGACAAAGTAAAGCGGTTTTTCCATAATATATAATCCCTTTTTATAGTTTAGCTGTTCTGTCTAAACATGAACCTGCGGTTCTGGAATGAATCTTATTCAATACTTCTTTGAATCCACCATCTACCTTTCGAGTAGCATCAAGTCGGGTTGGATCAATAACTTTTGGCGTTCCAATAACAACATCCAGTTCAGGGTGCTCAAGTTTGTATGCGTCTAATTTGCTGATAGACATAAACACTTCAATTGTTTCAGCAGTTTCTTTGTTCTTAAAAGTATAGAACGGCATATTAAATTTCAGTTAAGTAAAAAGCAAACGCGCCGTCTTTAACACGTTTTGCCGACCGATTTTTCTTCACGAAATCAATGACCCATGCTTTATCATCATCTACTCTAGAAGCAGACCACCATTCACCAATACCGAATGAATCTTTAGCCTGCATATAAACCTTTGAAATAATATTTTTATCAGGTAACACGTTACCGGTAGAATCTGCCCAGTCATAAGCCGTTTGCCAATTTAGTAAGCCGTTAGAAACGGTCACACCAAATAGTTTATCGTCTAATCTGATTTGAAATTTATGGCTTGGAATTTCAACGACTTCAGGCGTTTCAGATACAACTGGTTCTTCAATAACAACAACTTCTTCTACAACAATTTGTTCCGGTTCAATAGTTTCAACTTGAACCTCTTCAACAACAACTTCTTCTACAACAATTTGTTCCGGTTCAATAGTTTCAACTTGAACCTCTTCAACAACAACTTCTTCAACCGGTGCTACCGTTTCTGTTGCTGGTGTTGTAATTTCAACTGCATCATCAACAGTAGTAATATCAACGATTGCGTTTTGTACACTTTTTTTAGATGGTCTTTTCATTTTGTTTCCTTTTTAACGTAATTCAATTTTATATAGGCAATTATAAACTATAATATGTCAAAAGTAAAGTAAAAAAGCGCTGGCTTTATCAATTAAATGGATTTGTACACCCTGTAATTTATTTCATTAAGACTTGCCATATGCGAGAAGTTGAGTTTTAATTTTTCAGCCACCCTAACAGATGCTATATTTTTCTCATCAACATGGTAAAATATTTTCGGATAAAGTTTAAGAAACTCTCTACAAGCTTTATAGCCTATTCCTTTATTTCGATATTCATCTAGTATAACAATAGAACCTATCTTATACCAATTATCCCCGTCTAGTTTAAAGGTTTCTTTTTCAGAATCAATAAATGATTTTTTGGGAAAACTTAACCCTACAGGAATTCCATCTTGATAAATAACCATCATTTTCATTTCATGCGAATTAATTCTTCTATTTAATAATGTAGATTGTAATTTGTATTCCAATACATTATCTGGAATATATCTTATTCTATCGAACCAATCCCTACCGGTAAACTCTGACTCAAACATACTTCTATAAATCGGTAAAAATCGTGAATCATAATCATATGTAAACTCAATTGTTACCATATACACCTCGTGTAGATTATGAATCCTACAATTTGATATGTGATTTAGATATTCGACATTGAATTTGCCCGTTATACCATAAATCAGGATGCTCAAGTACCTCATGTTGAAATTGCAACTTTGCTTCAAGGTAACTCATCATTCCTTTTGTTTTAATCAAATGTAGGATTTCCCTTTTAAAATTATCTTTCCCTAACAGTTCAACATCATTTTTCAATTCTATAGAACTGGAATAATAATCTTTCCAATCTGATTCACTGGTTTTTTTGACTCTTTTCTTTTTCTTTTCGCCACTTTTTAGGGTGACAGTTTTCATAGATGAAGTAAAAGAGTAAAATTGTTTTTTCCCGATATAGCGCCGCCCGTTAGTCAAGTTCGTTATCAAATATACGAATCCAATTGCATCGCCGATGTTTTCAGAAATGAATTCCTTTTCATTGTAATGCCACATAATATATTATCTCCTCAAATAATATATTTAGTGGTGCTGAATTTTTGGTGTAAAAAAGCCGGCAATTACGCCGGCTTCAAATTAACCCTTTATTGCGCGAACGAATAATTTTCGTTTAAAGCTGATTCCATAACAGACATTTTAAAGTCTTCAAACCCTAATCTTTCGTAACCTTCTTCAAGAGCTTTTTTATCTTTAGCTTTCATGTCCCAATAATAGTCAACTTGTTTAGAATTAAATTTTGCGTATATTAATCTAGTTATAATAGCTTCTTTTCCGCCGGCTTCACCCATAGTTTTTGCTGTGGCTTGTACTCTGCTCATAGAGTTATTATTACGCAATAAAGTTTCAGTATCAGCCTTTTTCCAAGACTTATATGCTTTATGGATTTGTTTCAATTCTCTCATATCTGGTGTAAATTCTTTAGTCATTTTGTGTTCCTTTTTTTAAAATATAGTAATAACTATTTAGTTAAAATCATTATACTATAAATTGTACCAAAAGTAAAGGGGCAAACTAATAAAAGTTCACCCCTTTTTTGATTATGGCTTAGTCATATGCGCAACCCTATTTCGAATTTTATTCTTATCTTTAGGTCGTTGGCTCTTATCATATAGAGCGGCAAGTTGTGTTAGATTTAATAACTTAAGACGAGGTTTCCCGTTTTTAGTTAATAATGGATTCGCTTTTCTGCTACCTTTGCTTACTGCTGCCATAATGTACTCCTAATGTTAATTAATCTTCAAATTCAAAATCATCATCGTCTTGTAATAACGGTGACCCGCAAACGGGACAAATCGCTATGTCGTTTAACGTTATTTCTTTTGTTTTAATACTTATTTTTCCGCTTGACTCGCAATGGTCACAGTCGAACTGTTTTGTTGTCATCTAAATTCCTTTTTGTTTATTTACTATTAACCATGGCAAGCCAAACAAGAATCTTTACTTGCAGAATTTACGCCGGTTTCACTTCTGATATAATATAAAGATTTAATGTATGGATCTTTGAACGCTAATTTGTGGACTTCACTAATATAACGTTCGTCTTCATCAGCCGAAAAGAATAAATTGATACTTTGTGCTTGGTCAATATACCGCTGACGCGCTGATGCCAATCTAATAATTTGTGTTTGATTAATCTCAAATGCTGTTTTAAACACTTCTTTTTCTTCAGCGCTTAACCAATCAACTTGCTGAACTGAGCCGCTATGTGCGATAATATCTTTTACAGTTTCTTCAGAATACACATTGCGTTCTTTCATCACCCGTAATAATGAAGGATTAACTCTATCAATTTTACCCGCCGCCGTGTTTTGAACATAAGCGTTTTTGTATATAGGCTCGATGCCCTGAGATACAGCACCACAAATTAATGCCGAACTCAAATTAGGCGCTACCGCTAATCTATGGGTGTTTCGTACACCATACCCTACGCACCATTCTGGTTCACCAAATACTTTAGCCATCCATTGTGTTGCGGCTAAGGATTCTTCGTCAAGATGTTTAAAGATTTCTATATTTTTATAATAAGCATCCATAGATTCAAATGCAATCATATTATCTTGTAGATAAGTATGGAACCCTAATAAGCCTAAACCAAGTGCCCGACTTTTTTCAGCAAAAGCCACTACCTTTTCCATTCCCTGTATGGTTTTACCGATTCTAATTAAATCTTGGTTAACGCAGTCAAGGAAAACAGTTGCGTCAAATACAGCCGATGTGTTTTTCCACTCATCGTATTTAGCCGCATTCATCGATGATAAAACACAAGAATATGTAATATCTTTATCTGAGAATAATGTAATTTCAGTACAAAGTTGAGATGCCTTTACGGTTAACCCCTTATCTTTATACATCTGAGGATTTTGTCTATTCGTCTTATCAACAAAAAAGAAATAACCCTTACCAGAAATCATTTTAAGTTTAAGCGCCTTTTGATAGCGGTCAAGCGCATCTTTATCGCCAGCATCTAGTCTTTCAATAAAGGCATCAGAAACTATCCAACCAATATTTGCATCATCTGGGTTTTTGCTAATGTAGTTGACTAATTCGAAAAAATCATCATGATCAATCTCAATATATCCTGCCCACGCGCCACGGCGCTGGCTACCTTGGGATATATCTCGTGAAACTTGAACGAAATCTTTAAAAACAGGCAATACACCAGATGCGCTCCCTTTCATTCCATTAATCTTTGACCCTCTCGGGCGAATATCACCAAGATAACTTGATGTTCCAAATCCATTTTTGGATAATATGGCAACTTCTTTTTGTGAATTGTAAAAGTCGTAAACAGAATCTTGCACATAGTTACCGCTACAACTCACAGGGCAACCAAAATCCATACCCATATTAGATAAAACCGGCGTTGACGCTGCTAACCAACCTTTCCAAAATAAGTTAAAGAATTTTGTTTCCCACTCATCAGGAGATGAAGTATATTTAGCCGCGTGTTTTGCTATTCTGGTATAAACACTTTGTAAATCAGGGTAATCTTTAGAAAGATAATTTTCTTTAAGCATCTGCCAAGAAGCAGTTGTTACCCAATCTGGTAATTTACCTTGTTCTTGTAACAGTTTGCGTTCTTCGCCTAATTGTTCATAAATTGAAATATCTTTTACCATTCAAATCTCCCTTCTACCCAATTTCTGTTATAGTCATTACCTTGTGACGAGAAGAAGTCATGTAACACAGATGACTTCAAATCTTTGTAAAACCATTTTTCGATTGGGTTATAACTTGGCTTGAAAATAGCCTTATACCCTAAATTCACCAAACAAATATCTAGTCTTGACTCAACAAAATGTTTTAATTGATTATCAGTAATGCCTTTTATGTTGCCCTTTTCAAAAATCTTATCGATAATGATAGATTCATGCTCAAAAATAACTTTAGTTGTTTCTTCAAGTTCAGAATGTAAACGTTCTAATTCTGATTCAGACATTTGACCATCATCAATAGCTTCTTTTAGTAGAGTTCTAAATAACCACGCGCCGGCTTCAGAATGCATCGTTTCATCATTTACTGAAAAATTAATACCGGCGTTAACATTCACCAACTTGTTTTTTCCTACACTATTAAAATGTTTTAGAAAGGCAAATGACGAATAAAGTATAGCGCCCTCTATCATAGAAAACACACCAATAGATTTTAGCACATTATAAACAGAATCTTTTTTCTCAGTTCTTGCCCCAATCCAAGCCATTCTACTTGCTAGTGTAGGATCTTCTTTATATGAAGAATAAAATTCATCAGTATCTAACCCTAATACGTCATTCAATTTTGAATAAAAGGGAGCATGTACGCCTATCTCAAAAAAGCTGAATGTTGTTGCCATTCTTTGAATATCTGGTCTAGGAAATAGCTTACACACATAATTTTGCCAATAATCATTTCCGACAGATAACTCATAAATTGTAAACAGTTTAAGCGTAGAAATAACACCATGATATTCCGCTTCAGTAAATTCTGTTTTTAAACTGTGTAAATCTTTCTCTACTTCAACTTCGTCTGGTAACCAAAATATTTCAGCCTGTTGTTTAGCAAATTCAATCGCAGTAGGATAATCCACTGTGTATGTTGATTTTGGTGTTAATAATCTTATTGCCATATCAATCCTATTGTGTTATAATTTCCATATTCATACGGTATATTCACCGCATATGTCATTTATATATACCGCCATAATTTTACCAGAATTTTAATTTTGAGTAAAAAGAACGTTTCGGTTGCTCAACCGTTAAAACATTTTTAGATAATTCACGCCATGATACTGGGAATAACTTTTCACATTCAGCGCTAATTAACTCAGCAATTTCTTTACATTCTTGTTGAGCATGTTGGTCTACTCGGAAATACCTTACTCTATCAAAAAATAACAAACTGCCTGTCCAATAAAACTCTGTCATCATATTTTGAGGAAGAACCATTCTAGCTAATTCAGGGGCAACTCCATCTTTTAATGCATCTTCATATGTAGACAAAGCATATGCAACTGAAGTTTTAATATGTGAGTCGTCAAAAGGTATTACGCCGCCTGAACCCTGTTTAATTGATTTTTTTGGTCTAGCACGCCATTCAGCAGGAATATAAAACTCTGGTGTTGAATCAACGTATCGGCGGCTAATTTCGTTTACAACACCGCCTACCTGATGTTTCAGAAGTTGTCTAGCAACAAAAATTGGCACTTTTAATTTAAAAGTTATGGCAGTATGAGCGAAAGGTGTCCAATGTTTATGTGCCGCTAAGTATCTAATCAATCCTTCATCTTTAGAATCTATATTCGTTTTAAATCTATCATCTTTTGCAGTTGATACCCTAGCAGCATTAACAACAGAAGAATCTGTTCCCATGCTAGTAATTAATTCAACCGCCATACCAACATATTTCACATCACTCATTACTTATCCTTTTCAAAATTGGTTCTAATTTAATTTAGTTAACATTTTTTCCACGAAATAAACCGCATTAATGCTTCAGCGCCGGTAAACGTATTATCAGAAATGACTTGCTGAACATTTACTCCGTTTAACACCATCTCGTTAATATCTTTTCCAATCACCTTGTCGTCCCACAAACAAATATCAAAACCGGCTTTAATACTTTTCTCAATTAATTTAGTCATCTCAGGACTTCTAGGTTCATTATCATAAACCAACGTGATATTATCTTTATTATCACGGGTGAATTTAGTATCGAACGCAGAGCTACCCATCGCAACACAATTATCAATAAACAACGAATCAATTTGACCTTCTACAGCAAATATACGTTTTGAAAAATCTAACCGCTCTATGCCAAAGGTTTTAGGCTCATCAACTAACGAAATATGCGCATACCTCATCTTATTATCGTCAATCGCCCTACCGGTTAACTGGACAAGTTGTTTATCACGATTGTAACACGGTATGACTAATCTAGGAGAATCACCCTTAGACATTTTGAACTTATTAGGGATAATTGTATTTACAAACTGAAAGAATGAATCGGAATAATATAGCAAAGGTATCTTATCATCTGGAATTTTGCGTTTCAAACAATAAGATAACGCCGCCCGTGATTCAGTTACAGGTAGCAGTTTATCCAATAGCGATACAGGTTTAGGTTCAAACTTTGGAGATTCATAAACGAACTCTGGTTTAGCATGTGCAGCAAATTTATTCGTGTTAGATTTGTATCGTTCAACAACATAATCATCATAATCTAATGGGGAAACCTGCTTTATTAGGTTTCCCAAAGTGGTAGAATGATTACAGTTAAAACAGTTAAAAAATAGAGCATTTTCTTTTCTGTATATAAAGCCGCGCGATTTCAATTTATTTCGTTTAGAGTCGCCACAAAAAGGACATCTGAATTGATATTTTGAATCAGCTAACTGTTTAAAATTCTCCAATCTAGATGAGATAAGATTGATGAATTTAACATCTATATGCAACATAGCACCTACCCTTTAGATTTTGCGAATTCTCTGATTTTTGAAGCTGGTAAATCGTGAATATCATATACACACTTAGGATCTGCTTGGCAAGCTTCAAACCTTTGCATATAGTAATTTCCTGGAACATCATCGGTTAATATTACGATAGACAAAATTACGCTAAAGAATAGCAAAATACTTGTGAAAATAAACCATGGACTAGCAAAATAATTATACATAATGTTTCCTTTTAAAGAGAGTTAATTATACGGCGAATTGAACCTAAAGTAAAGCTTTATTTTTACTAAATATTTTGTACAAAAAAAGCCACTCGCGGGATTGCAGTCCCCAGTGGCACTAATCATTCCAACGATAAAAAGGATTCTATCATGACCAGCACAAGTATTTATACTCCTATCACACCCACCTATCTCTACATCAAACAGCATTCCATAACCAAAAAGAAATATTTCGGTAAGACTTCAAATTTAGACCCATACACATACAATGGCTCAGGTGTCTATTGGACCAATCACATTAAAGTCCACGGTATAGAACACATCGTTACTCTTTGGGTTTCAGAAGTCTACACAGACACATCTATCGTGGAGGTTGCCTTAAAATTTTCTATAGAAAACGATATAGTCAATTCTGATGAGTGGGCAAATCTAATTCCAGAAAACGGGTTAGATGGGTGTCCTTTTGGACAGAAACATACAGAAGAATCTAAGGCTAAACAATCTGCCGCTAAAAAGGGTAAACCATGTTCAGAAGAAACTAAAGCCAAAATATCTGCCGCTAAAAAGGGTAAACCTCAATCAGAAGAAACTAAAGCCAAAATATCTGCCGCTAAAAAGGGTAAAACTCATACAGAAGAAGCTAAACCCAGAACGCGCAAACCATGTTCAGAAGAAACAAAGGCTAAAATGTCTGCTACCAACAAAGGTAAAATGCACACAGAAGAATCTAAAGTCAAAATGCGCAAACCTAAGTCAGATGAGCATAAAGCCAAAATATCTGCCGCTAATAAGGGTAAACCTTGTTCAGAAGAAACTAAAGCAAAAAGACAAGGTAAAAAACGTGGTCCATACAAAAAAACTTTACCCGCTTAACCTCAATTCACGCCCGACTAGGCTATTATACGTGTTTGAGGACATAAAGTAAAGTTTTATTTTTACGTCAAATCGCGTTCTATATTTTTGACCCCTTACCCTTTACCCGTTTTTCATCCCTTAATTTTGTTATTTTGTAAGTCATTGATTTATAACGGGTTTATATTTTAAGCATTTTTAATAAAAGCTAATAAAATCAATAACTTACAAAATTTTATGTTAAAAATTATATCTTTTATGAAGTATTAGGCACAAAAAACCCAGCGGATTAGGCTGGGTTGGAGTGTAAACTGCCGTAGCGGTTTAGATTATTTTATTTTTATTCATAAATTCTATTACAGCAAGTTCTTCAATGATTAGCTGTTCAGATTGTAAAACAGAGAAGAATTTATCTTCAAGTAAGGCTAAATCCATTTCTGGGTTATCGTAAGATTCTTTAACCAAAAATAGAGAGGTAGCAAGGTGTCGCATATACCAATCACCCATAGGCAGTTTAGCAATTAATTTTTTAATGTTAATCACAATTCTATAGAGGTAATTAGTAGCCGCCTTTTCTTCTGCTTTGTTCAATGTATTATAATGTTTCAGGACGTTGCCTTCGCCATCAATAATACCTAATTTATATGCATCATATTCTGTAAAGGGTTGAATCAAAAGAGTCAAAACCTTTAGTGCCAGCAAGTTATCTACCAGCGGATTAAGCGTAATATGCTTTTTATTTATATTTACATCAGAATGTGTAATCGGTGTCATTATAATAATCCTTTAAGTTTTTCAACAGTCAGTTTATCCATATTGGATTCGTTATAATTAACTTTGCCAAGATACGCCAGAACTGTAAATACAATAGAATGATATTTTTTATCTAGTTTGAAAAGCAACAATTCCTGTGTTGCGTCACCAAATAAATTGTATAGAGTTGTTATGTTATTAACGATTAGTCGTATACAATCATCATCTTTGTATACGAATCTGAATAACAACTTTTTCAACATAACAAATAATGCCAAATCTTTTTTAAATTCATCAAAAGAATGACACTGCACATTATCGTAATGTGTTATACAAAACAACATAAAATTGTCGTTATTCAGACCCATAAATTACCTTGTTATGCGACAGTTAATGTAGCAAAACTTGAAGTAACAGCTACAGCATTTGTAGCAGTAATAATAACACGATATTTTTTACCGGTTAAACCAGTTGTGTTAGAAATATTCAATGTTGCAGTTGTTGCCGTAGTATAAACTCCACCATTAGTGATTGAAGTAAACGATTTAGAACCTGCGTTAGCAACTTGCCATTGATAACTAATAGAGCCGCCGCCTGAAGAGATAGCAGCAGTGACACCAAACGTAGTAGCCGCTGGAGCTGTGACTGAACGGTTAACCGGTGCAGTTGTTACAGATAATACATAAGTATCAGCAACTTCGATATTGGTATCGCCGATACGGTCATCAACACTAACACCAGCTACAGCTCTCATTGGGACTAATTTTTCAGCATAATGACGAAGAGTGCCAGATGAATCTTTACGACTTTCGTATAACCACCATCCTGGTCCGGTAATACCCTTTGCTTTAGTATCTGCGTCAGCTGCTTCAGTATCATCTACAAAAATAGCTTTTTTACGATCTTCTTCTGACAAATAAGCTGGAACGCCAGCTTCAGTATCTTCTTTTTTCCATAAACTCATTGTTGTTTCCTTTTAGTGTGGGCGATGCTTAAATCTAGAGATAGCAATTTGTTTCACTTTGCTAGTTAATTTTGCCGCCATTTTGGCTAGCAGAGGTCCTTTCTTGGCAATGATTCTTTCCATTCTTTGCTTTTCAGGTAAAGTCAATTCCGCATCAGACTTACCATTAGAAAGTTTTCTTTTTAACAAACCGACCGCAGTTCTACGTGCGCGGTCTTCAATTCTTTGAGGAGAAGGCATAGTGTGTAAAGCCAATTTCATGCCGCGTTGACGTTTAACCGCGCTTTTGGCAAATACTTGTCTGCGTTTAATTCTATCCGCTACGGTTAACCCTTTCCAAGCTTCATCAACAGTAGACAATTCTCCCTCTAATGGGTCTTGTTTTGATTTTTTAAGTTTACCCGCAGATTCGCCTGCTTCGTCATCATCGTCATCAACAACATCAGCAACAGAATCGCCTGTATCACTCACAACATGCAATTCGTGTGAATCTACGCCACCTAAGTCAACTAGATCTTCAAGATCGTTAACATCGCCTAGCATATTATCGATTTCTTCATCAGACATATGTTCCATGCCATCTTCAATATCCATATTCACGTCTGCGAATTTACCGGTTTCATCGCCTTGTTTTCCTGCCGCTTTGCGGTCATTGTCTACCGGCTTAGTTACATCAGAAGATGTAGACATAGAAACAGAGCCATGTTCCATTAATTTTTGTCTAAATTCTTTAAAATTCATAACACTCTCAGATGTCGTTGGCATAAGAATATTCATAGCCGATTGTTTTAATTCTGCCGGCACATTAGCCGTTTTTAACTTCTTTAATATCTTAGCATTAGCGTCTTTATCTTTAAGGTCAACACCAAAGATATCTGCTAAAATTTTGATTACATCTTTATTCTGTTTCATTAAGCACCTTGAAGTCTTTATAAGATAATATTGATTCAGTCAAGCCTTTAACGCCTAACCCCTTTTGCGCTAACTTCCAAACGATTTTAGCTTCAGCATCAGTACAAGGATCTGGTAAAGATTTTCTAAAAGAATCAAAATCGCCCTCAGTAACATATTTGCGCATAGCTGTGCCAGACATACTAGCAGCATCGCTTTCATCTGCATCTGGATCGCGTTGAAGCGCCATTACCTTTACACTTTTGAATTTGAAATAATCTCGGCTTTCAGCAAAAGCCGGCAAAGATTTACTGTATTCAGGATATCTATCCGAACCACATACAATAATTATATTCTCATAATTATGTTCATTTGCATAATGTAATAAGTTACCTATGATTTTGACTTTAGTATCTGGGTCAAGTTTGACCGTACCACGAGTCCATTTGTTCATCAGTTTAGCTTTTACATCATATGGAAGTGGGTTCTTTTTATTTTCTGTATGAGATAAAAATACAGCTGGGTCTGCATCATGTTGTTTGGCAATTCTTTCAATTTCAGTAACCAACGCCATATGACCTTTATGAAAAATGTTTGCTCTGCCGAACGCGCATACTAATGTCTTTTTCATAATTTAGCTCTGTTTTTAAATTCAGTTGTAGTAATTTTAACTAATTTATCAGATATCTTCATAACGATACCCTCTAAATTTTTACCAATCATATCTTTGCCTTGTATGTTTTGATGAGATATAATGTACTCAGCCAACTCATCTTTAAGTTTTTGAAGCATAGCCTTTACCGCTAACTTTTCTTCTTTATCTGCGGCTTTTCTGCTGTTGATAATTTCAATCGTTCTGTCTGTGATTGAATCAAGAGGACTAATAAATCCAGAAATATCAATCTCTTTCATTTTTAATGTTGGATCAAGAACCTTAATTGAATCGCTTGAAGTAGCATAAAGCGCCTTGAGTATTTCTGCTTCATCAGGATGAGTTTCACCGGTTGATGATACTAAAACTTTCAAAGGAAATAATGTCATTAAAGAACCCAGTTTAGATTTGTCATATTTGACAGACACAAACTGAATCCAATCATTTTCTTGTTTACCCAATGGATTATATAGCGTTTCTACGACAACCTTTGAATCGGTAGGTAAAACGGCGGCAAATTTACTTGATTTAAAATGCTCAAGAACGTCATCATAATGTGCCGAGCGTTCAAGCACAATAGGATCGGTAACGCCTTTAGATTTATTGAATGAAGTGAACGCGCCTGAATCAAAAATTGGACCAGAACGTGAAGACTCAACGTATATTTTACCGGCGTCATTTTTACCTACTCTGAAACCAAATCCATCCACTTTAAGCGCTACCGGTATGTTCTTAAGTTTACCTTTGAGTTCAGATTTAACTGAACGCATAAAATTGATAAACTCAACATCCTTCATTCCTTGAAGATGGATAATAGATTCACGACTGGTAGCAACAACTGCTTCGTCTAATTTTGCTCTAAGTTGACTAAATGTAATCATATTACACCTTGTAATTTTTATAGTAATCAGCAATCATCTGTTTGTATTTGTCTAGATTGATATTAGCTTGTTGAGAGAAATAATAAACTCCAGGGAACTTCTCATCATAATCGCCTAAAGGATTTCCTTTAACGATTCCTTGAGCACCTTTGCCAAACAATCTTTCAACATAATCGTCAAAAATTTCAGCAATTTGTGCATGTGATTTATATTGTTTAACCAGTTTCACTAAGCCTATAAACGATTTCATACTTTCGATATCGGCTTTAGTAGCCTTTCTTTCAAAATAGATATCAAAAATTGTTTCAAGTTCGGTATGGATTACAGAATCTTTAGCATCAATTTCATCATACACAGGTTTACCGTTTTGCATAACGATATTCCCAGCATCATCTAAATGCGGAACGTAACGGAGTCTCAAGCCTTTTTGAACAGAGAATGCTAACTTAGTCTTATCAGTTTCTTTAGGCTTTCTGGTTTTACCTGTAAGAATAATGATTGGCTCTTTTTTATCTGCGGCTAAACTTTGCATCAAGAATTTATGATGTAAGCCTTTAATTCCTTCAACGATATCTGTCCAAGATGATGAATGAGAGAAATTACTCCATTCTGTTGGTTTACCGTTTTTAAAGTCAACCAATTCAAAATCAATCTGAATATTAATATCAAACTGTTTAGAGTACCATAATGAAATAAATTGACCAGCAGAATTTTTATGGCCGATTAAGGTAAGGTCGCCGTATGTTTGATTGACAGATTTGATTAACCAATCTTCAATCATAGGTGTTAATAGAACGTCTGCTTGGGTATCAATATCACCAACAGATTTCTTTTTAGAAGAGAACATGTTTGAATCGATATGTTTTAAATCGAAAAAGTGGAACGCTGAACCAGATAAAAATTCTTTTGATTTAAGTAACTTTGCGTCCCATAAAGGTAAGCCGTTCATTTTAGTGAATGCTGCAGACATTTTATGGAGTGCGTCATCAAGGACAGGTACAATGTCGTCACGTTTTATTTTTGAGAGGTCGATACGTTCTGCGGAAATGTCACCAATAGATACATTTCCGCCTTCGAATAAATAATCCATTTTAATTCTCTTATGTTAAGTGTGTAGGAGACGATATATTCATTATCGTGTTTATTATATTTAGCGTGTTATGATACTTTAAAATGGATAGATGAAAAATCATTCATCTTAGTTGAACTTAAGAACATTTTTCTAAATATATCTGGAATGTTTAACTGTTCTAACTCATATACGAAATTCAATAAGCATAACGCCCGTTTAATTGTATATGTATCCTTTAACTCATCATCTATTCCTGTAATAGAACTAAGGAATACTGAACTTCCTTTATTTACCCAATTGGTAAAGTTTTCATCACCTAGTGCCACTAATCCTTGTTGAACGGTATTACCTACCTCTAATGCTTCAGCAGTTTGTTTAAAATTAGCAATTTTATTTTCGGTTGATGTGTTAAGTAATATTTTAGATACAGACCCATCCCATTTACCCTTTTGTGGAAAAATAGCGCCCTGTATGTAAAGATTCAAATCACCAGAAGAAGCTCTTGGTGCAATTCTAAACTGATAATTGATAGAATCATTTAACACGTTGAATTCGCAGTTCAAATCAATGTAACTCAATGTTGTGTCATATTTGAATTTTGATTCTGAAATAGGATTAACGAATTTAACAGAACTGACATAATGTTCTGTTACCTTTACCGGTTTAATTGAACCCGCGCCTTTTTCAATTTTCTTTAAAGAAATTCCAATCAATAATTTTTCTATGAACAGGTTTTCAAGTTCAAGGTTCAAATCATAAATGGTAGCTTGTTTTTTATCGAATAATGATAGCACTTCTTGAATTCGCGCAGTCACTTCTTGTTCTTTGCCATTATGTATAGCCCAAACGTCAGAAGGATTCCAGTTATCTTTTGAGTCTGGCAGATATTTGGACGTCATCATTTTGTTAAGA